GCAATGGCAGCGGCAACGGCTCAGCCAGCCCACCGCTCGTGCGTGCTCCTGAGCAGCCATGCGAGCCAATCCCTGATACTGATCCGCAGGCGCACCCGGATCATGGCGCGCCTGAATTCACGTACCGCTACGGGCGGGCGTTCATCGTCTGCCGCTACCGCATCGGCGAGGGCAAGACATTCTGCCCGTGGACGTTCCGCGCAGGCCGGTGGACACGCAAAGCGCATCCGTCGCCGCGGCCGTTGTACGGCCTGGAACGACTATCCGACTCGACGCGCCCCGTACTAATAACCGAAGGCGAGAAGTGTGCGGATGCCGCGCATATCGCACTGAGAGCGTTCGCGTGCTTGACCTGGGCAGGAGGCGCCCAGGCCGTAAAAAATAACGACTGGTCTGTGCTCGCAGATCGCGATGTCGTGATATGGCCGGATGCCGACGAACCTGGCGCTAAAGCTGCCGCGACGCTCGCTGAAATCCTGCTACCCATCGCCGCTCGCGTGCGCGTAGTCAATCCGAACGGTCAGCCCGAAGGCTGGGACATTGCGGATGCAATTGCCGATGGCTGGGATGATCCGCAGCTCACGAGCTGGGCGCGCGCGCATATTACGGAGACCATCAAGCCGCAAGTTGGTAGGCCGCATGACAATGTGGCTCCGATTGACGTTCCAAGTGAATCAGCCGTCGTGTCTTGGCAGTCGCTAGGACTAGACAAAAACTCTGGCGGCGTCCCGCATCCTACTATTTCGAATGCATCTCTTATTTTCCAGCAGCACCCACGCATGGCTGGCCATATATGGTTCGATCGATTTCGTGGACTGATCTACCATGACCTGAATGGCGCGGCGGTGCGCTGGACCGACCATGACGATTTGAAGCTCACCGCGTGGCTCCAGCAATCACTGGGACTTCCTAGGTTCACACTCGGGCTTGTTAAGGAAGCTGTGACGCACGCCGCACTCGCTCATGAGCGCAATTCAGTCACCGATTGGCTGAAATCTCTAACATGGGACGGCGAGCCGCGCTTAGATCACTGGCTAGAGGATTGCCTTGGCGTTCCACGCACGCCGTACAGTGAGGCTGTGGCGCGCAACTGGTTGGTGTCGATGGTCGCTCGCGCATTTCGCCCCGGCGTGCAGGTCGATCACATGCCGATCCTTGAGGGCAAGATGGGCCGAGGAAAATCCAGCTTTCTTCGCCTGCTCGGCGGCGAGTGGTATTCGGCGCTCCCTGACGCATTCGGATCCAAGGATTTCCTGCAGGGCATTGTCGGCCAGTGGCTGATCGAGGTGCCCGATCTAGCGGGTTTCAATCGCCGTGAACACCGCAATATTCTGGCCATCATCACGACGCCAGTGGATCGGTACCGGGCGAGCTACGGCAGGCACACGGAGGACCATCCGCGGACGTGCGTATTCACGGCAACCAGCGAGACCGCCGAGTATCTGCAGGACTCAGCCGGGCGCCGTCGCTTCTGGCCGCTGCGGTGCGAGTCGATCGATCTGGATGCGCTGGCCCATCGGCGTGAGCAGCTCTTCGCTGAGGCTGTCCAAGCTTTCAATGGCGGCGCTACATGGCACGAGATTCCAGAGGCGGACGCCGACGAGCAGCAGCTCGAAAGGGTCGAGGAGGACACGTGGACTGACCGAATTCTGGCCTATGTCGATGGTCGCATGCACGACGGCTTCGGGCACTCCATCCAGCCAACGATGACATCAACAGCCATACTGACAGCGGTCGGTGTCGAGCTACCAGACCAGCACGACGGGCTAAAGCGTAGAATCAAGCAGGTCATGGAAGCCGCAGGATATCGCCAAAAAGTCGCTAAGGATCAAGGACGTAGCTTCAAAAAATGGGAGAAAGTATCTGTGTGATAGAATACGCAGAACCGTAGTGCAAACAAGGATAATTACGATGCCTTTCGAACTTTCGGATGAGGCCAGATCAGCGATTGAGGATTTCGCATCAAAACACACCGAGATGGTTACTTCATCGTGGATACTGGAGCATGTTCTACGCATTGAGCCAAAACTCATGCACTCCGGAATGAAAAGACAAATATGCGTAGTAATGAGTAAGTGTGGATGGATGCAGCAAACGGATAAAGTACAAGGCGTTAGCGTCAGAAGGTGGAGAAAAATACCACGGTCAGTTCTGCGGATATTAAAGCGGATTCAAGGGTGAATTTCTACGCTTTCTACGGTTACACATGCGATCCCATATAGGGCTGCTGCGCGCGTGTGCGTGTGCGCGTGCATGCGCGTGTGTGCGCGTGCATGTGTATTAGTATAGATAAAAGAGTAGAAAGAGTAGAAAGCGTAGAACTTAGCGTAGTTCAATAACTTGCCGCTCTACACTTCGTCTACGCTTCTACGCTTGTGCAATATTCAATGACTTAGGAGAATCGCGTCGTGAGCGACCCACCCGGCTTCATCCCTGACCCGAAAAACCCCATGGTGCTGATCCCGGCGCCGAGGACGTTCGACAACGAGGGCCGCGAACTAGGCTCCGGCGACATCATCAACGCCGCCGCATTAGCTGCCCGCCTGCAGGCGCATGCGCTGGGCAACCCATGCATGGACTCGACCCAGGTGACGGCCGCAGGGAAGCTCCTGGACAGCCTGGCGAGGCGGCCGGAGACCCCAAAGACTGACGCCGCCGCGCCGGCATTGCCTGACAATGTGAGCGATGAGGAAGCCCTGCAGGCGTATCTGAAAATGGTGGAGTGATGGCTGGCACGATTTACTTACTGACATTTTCGAATGGCAAGCGATACGTCGGCGCCCAGATAAATGGCTAGCGTCGCCGATATTCTTCGAGAGCGCGCGCGGCGCCTAAATAAAATCCGCAGCGGAGAGATACCGATTGGCGCTCTCCGCGCTTATTACAGCAAAAATATTCCAGATTTCATCAGCGATTGGATGTGCGTAGTTGACCCACGCCGAGTCGCGCGCGGCCAGATCGCTTTAGTGCCATTCGATCTATGGATCAAGCAACGCGAGCTTATAGACTTCATTCTTGAGCGGATCGCTACCGGCACTCCAGGCGTTGTCGTCAAGTCACGCGATACCGGAGTCAGCACGGTGTGCCTCGCAACGCTTGCAGCGCTCTGCATGTTCAATCGTGGCTTCTCTGCCGGCGTAATCTCTGCGACGGAGGCAAAACTAGATCGCTTCAAAGACACGTTGTTTATGAAATTACGCGAGCTACTGAACTGGTTGCCGAAAGAGTTTCGCGATTACGAGAGTGCCTATCTGCGTGTCGGCTTCCCAAGTACTGGCTCATCTATTACTGGCGCTACTGGAGCAAACGCATTTCGCGGGCTGCGCCAGTCTGTGGTCATCGTGGACGAAGCTGCATTTCTTCAGGACAGCGGCGCTATTGATGCAGCTCTAGCCGCAGTGAGCGAAGTACGCATTGACGTATCGACGCCGCATGGAATGGGAGGCAGTTTCTTCGAGCGCGCGCACACGCCAGCCATAAAACGTTTCGATATTTCGTTTCGAGATGATCCGCGTAAGGACTCCGCATGGTACGAGCATCAATTAGCGACGCTTTCGCCTGAAGTTGTCGCTCAGGAAATACTCGCTGACTTCGCCGCGAGTCGTGAGGGCGTTGTTATTCAGGCGAAGTGGGTGCAGGCGGCTATCGGGCTGGCTGAAAAACTCGGAATCAAACCGACTGGCGCACGCAGCGCAGCGCTTGATCTTGGCGACACCGGAGACCGCAGCGCACTGGCTGTGCGCCATGGGGTATGTGTGCTTCACGCCGAGTCATGGTCTGGCGCTGGATCTAACCTACTCAAAACTGCCGGACGCGCTTTCCGTCTGTGCGATGAATGGAAGTTGAGCGAGTTGATATATGACGCGGATGGTCTTGGTGCCAGTATGCGCGGCGACTCCGAAGTGTTGAACGAGCACCGCCCAGCAAACGCCGGAGCGATAAAGGTTGTCGAGTACCGCGGATCGTCGTCACCGATATTCGCCGAACGCACGGTGCCGCGCACGCGGCGCAAGTGGGAGGATCTGGTAGCCAACCGAAAGGCTCAGGCATACTATGCGCTACGGCAACGGTTCGAGCAGTCGCACCGAGCGGCGAACGGTGAGCCTTACGACATCGACGATATTATTTGCATCGACCCGAATATCCCGGAACTGAACCGCATTACGACCGAGCTTTGCCAACCGACCATGAGCGAGAACAACGCCGGGAAAATCCTGATAGACAAACTCGGCGACGGGGAACGTTCACCGAATCTTTCCGATGCCATCTGCATGGTCATGGCCCCGCGCAAATATGCCATGTCAATCCATCCTTCCGTCCTGGAGCAGCACGCATGAAAATAGTTCTAGAAATCGACGAGAGCACCGATGGCGGCAATCACAGCGAACACCCCAGCGGCCACCTCCTGATCCCTGTAACGCGCGCCGAGACCTCGCGCGTTATCCTCACCGCCCCTTGATTGGGGCGGTATTTTTTTCACCGCTGGGTTAGACTCGCCGTCCATGACACGTCGCCGTCATGCACGCCAGCCCAAGCCCGCACCGTTCCGGTATCCAGACCTCGCGCCGCCCGCGCTGAATCTCGCGGTGCTGCAGGCCGTCAAGATCGCGATATTCCAGGCGCAGTTCGTGGCAGCGATGCGGGCTCCGACGTGATCCCGCCTAGCGATGCTGAAATCATGAGGGTGGCATTGTTCACCTTGGCAGGCGCCATTCTGCTCGCGGCGTCGGTGTGGTGGGTGGCGGCGTGACGATACGGGATCTCGCCCGCCGCTGGCTCGGCGTCATCGACCAGCACGTGCGGCCGGAGCGTAAGCCGCTCAAGGTCAGCGATGCCGCGCTCACGGCATCCGCTAGGCGATCAGGCGATCCGCGTCGCGAGCTGGTCATGCCCGAGCTACCGCCCGGCGTGCGTCCCAAGAATGCGCCCGCCATCGCCATGGACGACAGCGGCGCGAACTTCCCGCTCAACTGGGCCAATGGCCTCACCGGCATCGGCTGCGGGCTGTACTTCCCAGGCTATCCGTATCTCGCCGAACTCGCGCAGCGCCCAGAATATCGCTCGCCCGTGGAGTCGGTCGCGGAGGAGATGACGCGCAAGTGGATCAGCTTCAAGAGCACCAGCGGCGAGGATGTATCGGACAAGATCACGACTATCACCGAGGAATTCACCAGCTTCGGCCTGCAAGCGAAGTTCCGTCATGCCATTGAGGTCGAGGGTTTCTTCGGCCGCGCGCAGATGTTCCCGCAGATCGATGGGCACGATCAATCGTTGCCGCTACTGCTGACGCCGGAGACTGTCCGCCGCGATTCACTCAAGGGCTTCAAAGTTATCGAGCCGATGTGGACGACACCGGTAGCGTGGAACGCCACCGATCCGACGCAGGATGATTTCTACAAGCCGACCGAGTGGTACGTGCTGGGCACCAAGACGCACGCGAGCCGGCTGATCAATTTTCTGTTCCGCGAAGTGCCTGACTTGCTCAAGCCATCGTACAACTTCGGTGGCATGTCGCTGTCGCAGATGCTACAATCCTACGTCACGCAATATCTGCGGGATCGGGATAGTGTCTCGGATCTGATGCACAACTACAGCATCATCGCGCTGCTGACAGATATGTCGTCGGCGTTGGAAGGCGGCGACGGGGCTGACCTGTTCAAGCGCATCCAGCTATTCATTCAGAACCGTGACAACCGCGGCCTGATGGCACTGAACAAGGATACCGAAGAACTCACGCAAGTCGCCGTCCCGCTATCCGGCCTTGAGGGCCTGATGGCGCAATCGCAGGAGCGGATGTGCTTCGTGACGCGCGAGCCGCTGGTCAAGGCGTTCGGCATCTCGCCCACGGGTCTGAACGCCACGAGCGAGTTTGAGCTGGTCGTCTGGTACGATCACGTCGCCGCGATGCAGGAAAAGCTCGACGAGGCGATCAAGACCTGCCTGCAGCTTGTGCAGCTCAGCAAGTTCGGAGTCATCGACGAATCGATTGTCCACGATTACGTGCCACTGAAGGAACTCGACGGCGAGGCGCTAGCCCGCGTGCGCAAGTCCGATGGCGAAACCGATAGCGCGTACATTGCAGCCGGCGTCGTCGATCCGGCCGAGGTCCGCGAGAAGCTGCAGACCGATCCTGATAGCGGGTACAGCAACCTGAGCGGCTCACCGCCAGAGCCGCCCGAAGATCCAGATGAGTCCGATGGCGGTGATGGTGATGGTGCCAGCGATGCGGCGCCGGTGAGTGCCACGGATGCGCTGGGGTGGACGCGGAGGCTAACCGCATGACCGACTCCACCGACCCGGCCTCCTACCTGCGCTCGCAGATCCCCGATTACTCAGCGGCGAAGTTCGGGCGCCTTCCGCGCCGCTTCAATCCGCTGGTGCCCAAGATGGCCGCCGCGCAGGGCTTGCTCGCGCCCGCACCGCCGCCACCAGCGTGCGATTACACCGTCGGCATGCCGCTGAACCTGGAAATGCTTCAGAACGACGTGCTGTCTGACTGCACCGCGGCGGCAGTACTGCACGCCCAGCAGGTCTGGAGCTTCAACTCTAACCCGCCGATGGTCAGCGTCACGGACGCCGAGGCCATCGAGCTGTATAGCGCCAGCAGCGGCTACGTGCCCGGCAATCCCGCGACCGATCAGGGCGGCGATGAACAGACCGTGCTGACCTACTGGCTCAACAACTCCGTGGCCGGCAACAAGCTCGCGGCGTTCGTCGAGGTCGATGTCAAGGATACCGATGCCGTCAAGAGCGCGATATTCGGCAGCGGCTGCGTGTACGTTGGATTCGATGTGCCCGCATGGCTGGACTCGCCACAAGCCAAGGCTCCGGGTGCGACTTGGGCCTTGCAGCCAGCAGCCAACAACTCGATCATCGGCGGTCACGCTGTCGTGCTCGCCGGCTATGACGATATGCGCGTCATCGTGATTTCTTGGGGCGCGAAGTACTTCATGACTTGGGGATTCTTCGGCCAGTTCATGGATGAGGTCTACGCGCTGGCCGATACCGAGTGGGTCAAGCAGACCGGCCAGACTCCGGGCGGCGTCCCGCTCGACGTGCTCGAACAGCAGATGCAGGCGCTGAAACCTAAAAAGCCGTGGTGGAAATTGCTATGAACGCGACAGTTCCAGAACGTAAAGATGCTGCGGCCATGCGCCGTGATATCCAGAAACAACTGGATGATTTGCTGGCCGCCGGACTACCAGCCGATTCGCACCAAGCAAAGATGCTGCGCATGATCGCCAATGCGCCATCGGTGCGCTACGTCAAGCGAAAGTTGTGGCTAAGCAAGAAGCTGACAGTCATCGCAAAATTTGTCCTAGATCACGGTCCAAAGAATAGGAAATGGCCTATCGCGTGCTGGCGAATTATCTTCGATACAGCTCGCCGTGTGGCGGAGTAGCCGCATGAAACTTACCCGCTGGTTAGTGCCGATCCTGCTGCTGCTCGCCGGCTGCGCGGTACTGCAACCGGATGCATCCAACGTCGGCATCGGAAAGCAATTCATAGCCGCCCATCATCGCGTCGGCCTCGCCGCAGGGCTTACGCCTTGCAACACTGGCAGCGGCCCGAATTCAGGCAACGGCGACCCGCTGCGCACGTGCTTTACTGACCTCAATAGCAACGACGCCATGTTGGCCGCGATGTTCGGCGTCAGCGGCTTGCTCGTCGGCCAGGGGCCAGTGCCGACGCCGATGAGAGTGGCAACATCGGCAGATATCGTCGCACTATGGGGTTGCACTTCCAGCCCCAGCATTTTCATGGCGTCGAATGGCACATGCCAGTCAGGCGGCGGAGGCGGTGGCAGTGTTTCGACTACTGGGGCTCCAGCATCAGGCAATCTGACGGTCTTTTCCAGTGGCTCGACCATCACCAGCGGCAATCTGTCTGGTGATTGCACGACGAGCAGTACGCTTGCTATTACATGCACTAAGACAGGCGGTGTGTCATTCGCACCATCTGCCACGATAGATACGACCACTGCGAATAACATCGGCAGCGGAACTCTTGCCAGCGCGCGCCTTCCAGGCACGATCGCGGCCAATACCTCTGGCAATGCAGCGACAGCGACGGCATTTGCTTCCGCGCCTGCGCAGTGTACCGCCGGTCAGTTCGCGACAGGGATCAATGCATCAGGGACCGCGCTGTGCAGCACATTGACCGGCTCTCCCAATATTCAAACAGCACCCACTTACACGACAACGTTAGCGGACTGCAATGCCACGATCCAGTACAACAATTCCGCGACCAGCACATACACGATAGCGGCAAATTCTAGCGTCGCATGCCCGGTTAACTCCCAGATGACGATTGTCAATCTGGGGACCAGTGGAGCGATGCAGATAACCAGCGCGGACACGCTGAAACTTGTTCCAACAGGAACTAATGCGCCTATTACGTTGACGCCATTCGGCATTGCGCAGTTAAAGAAAATAAATGCGACTACATGGTTTGTAAGCGGCGGCAGTTCTGGCACCAGTTCAGGCACAACGCTGCTCGCGTACATCAAAACCCTTGGCATCAACAAGGCTGGTGTACTGACAGGGCAGACCTTAAGTCCATTTAGCAGCACCCCGCTCGATGCGATAAATACCACAATCACGACTTGGGCTGGAAACCCGACCGTAGGCATCGGCAGTTCTCAGATTGCCAGCGGCTACCTGCCGGCCATCATCGACGTCTTCGCTGCCTGCGTGGGCAACATAATCGGCATCACCAACATTGGCGGCGGCGGATGCAACATTGAGGACGGGCAGAACACCACTGCGAATTCATGGTTAGCCATGGCTCAAGGTGCGCAAGCCAAGAATCTGATCGTTAAAATCAACTACATCCCGAACAACCCCGCCGGGTGCGGCAACAACCCTTGGACGCTGGTCGGCGGGATACCCGCGGTGCTCGTCAGCGGGCAGACAGCCAACACGACGTTTGTCGGCTGGCTTGACCAGCTTGCCACTTATCTTAAAACATTGACGCAGCCCTTCATCATCGACGGCCCCGGCGAACTCAACCTAGGTGGCGGCATAAGCTGTGCCGCGCAGGCCGCAAGCCAGAATTGGATGGGCGTAAACGCCGCGTCAACTGGCGTGCCGAGCAGCGCGCAGGTCGCAGCCGTCTTTCAGCTCATGTACAACAGGCTCGCTGCCGATGGCGTCACCGAAGCGCTATGGAACTTTGAGTACGCCAGCGGCACCGCGACCACCGTGGATCAATCAAGCGATGGTTTTGGTTTTCCTGGTACAAGCTATGTTGATGTAGTTTCCATCGACAGTCAGCCAGCGAGTTACACCAACGCTTCCGACTATCTGTGGGCGCAGCAATCCCCGCAGAACACGCTACCGTTCTTTATCGGGTCAATGGTCAATGTCTCAGGCGCCAGTGCGTTCACCGTGAACACATATGCTTCTAGCAATGGGCTGCTGGGTTACATGATCTCAAATGCCGATGGGGTCAACGGCTATCCTGCCTCGTTCGGTATCGTGGAATGGCCGCAGGGCAACTCGTACAATCAGCAGAACAATGCGGTCAGCGCGCTGAGCGGCCCGACGCTGGCAGGAAGCGCCAACTACTTCAACAACACGAATCTGCCGGTGGGCGGGTTCAGCGGCCCGAAGTGACGGCGAAGCCTATTCTAGTGCGCCCGGTTTGGACGAATGTCGGCGTGCACCGCTGGTACTACGACGCGCTCGACAGATTGCTGCGCGAGGCGACCGATGATCTCGATGAGCGCTTGAGAAAGGCTTGGGACGAAGCACCGCCTGCCATCGGTTTTGCGCATGATGCCGTCGGCAACCTCGATCGCGCGCTCGCCGTTTGGGGGCGCAAGTGGGGTCTTAAGTTCGAGCGCATGGCTGACAGCATCGCCGACAGTTTCGCCGCCAAGAGCCAACGCG